AAGAAAGAATTAATTGCAGCACTTGCAAATGTAAATGATGACGCGGTGGTATTGTTTGGCACGAAAGAAATTCAGTTTTTCGGTGCATTTGCTACACAGGTATATATTAACTGGGATAGTAATGAGGTTCTTATAGCCAATAAGCACACAGATGCCACAACACCAGTTTACTGCGAGTTATTACATGAGGATAAAACGCATTAACATAAATCGGCATGGCGAAAGCCCTGCGCAATATAGAAGAATATGAAAGAAAATATATTTTTAAAAGCAGTTATAGAAAAACCGTTATTGAATAATGAACCAGAAGTTTTACACCTTTTCGTTCAAATTATCAATGAAATAACTTCTTGTATGTCAGAAGACGAGTTAAGAGGCTGTATGAACTCTTTAATAGTAAGATACCCTTATTTTAAACTGTTTTTCGATTATGGTTTCGGACATAATCATATGTGGGTGAAAGCATCAGGTTCTTTAGAAAGATTGATATTGGTTGAGTTCTAATCCGGTAGCCTTATGGCTACCACAATATACACGATTATGAAAGCGGATTTAGTTTTAGTTATCAGCCCTGAAGCCCCACTAATGAAACAACTGGGCAAGGTATTGGGTAAGCTATGTACACCATACGACTTTTCTACCATAGAGAGAGGCGAGAAGTACATCACCATACAGCATGATGAAACTGGGCTTGTAGTGGCTTATACGAGTGAAGAAAGATTGAATGTGAAAAATTGAATGCGAAACATTAAATATAGATTATAAATGAAAGGTAATTGTACGTTAGAACTTGATGTAGACAGTGTGGCATTGAATAATGCAATGTCTAAAGCTGTCAGTGATGCTGTAAAAAGCCTCAATATTGAGCAGATAGTAAATGCAGAAGTAACAAGAAGAATAGGCAAAAGCGTAAGCAAATCAATACAAGACGGCACATTTGTTAGAGCAGTTGCAAAGAATGTAGCCAAAGAATTTGATGCAAATATCATTGTGCCCCTTCTTGATATTGAAGAGCTGAAAACTATGGTTGCAGAAAAAATCAGTCAGAAAATAATTAGTAAAATGGGGATTTAATTATGAACTCAATTAACGACGAAAGAGGTTGCAGCGTATGCCAGCCCGGTAAAGAGAATTACACCACCTACAACACCAGGTTGAGAGGTAAGAGAGTGAGAATGTACCAGTACGATTACCGTACTGAAAGTGGTGAACTCTTTGCTTGTTGTGCGCCTACCTTAGAGGCGTGTAGAGAAAGACGGGATAAATGGCTTAGTTCACGACAATAAGCCGATTGTCGTGTATAACGATTGAAGATATTTCGTTATCTTTGGTTGTGGTAGTACCTTTGGGGTACTATCGCGGGGTGTAGCAGTGGTAGCTTTTCACTTTGACTTGGTGAAGGTCGGTTGTTCGATTCAGCCCCCCGCAACTATTGAGTATTAATTAAAAAAATGACACGATTATGAACATTCTTACATTAAGCATCAAACAGAAGTATTTCGATGAAATCTTGGCAGGCAAGAAAACCCACGAATACCGTGAAATCAGACCAACTAACGCTAAGAAGTATATCACTTACCTATGTGGCGGTAAAGAATATCCGGCTGATGCAGAACTGCCTGAAGAAGGTGAGGTAGAATTGAAGCCTATCAAGTACGATGCAATCAAGCTTCTGACAGGTGCATATACAGGTAAACGTCCTTATATTATCGTTGAAGTGAAAGCAGCAGAAGCTGTTATTCTCACAGATGAAAACGGTAATGATATTGTTTACGAACATCAAGGCGAAGAATATCTTGCTGCACAAATGAATTATACTTTGGGCAAGATATTAGAAAAACATATAGATTGATTTGTTTAATTTTTAAAATTAGAAAGCAGAGTCGCAAGAAGAATTAACAGAGTAGCCGGGCCTCGCAGAAATATGAATGGTGCAGGGGCAGGTGGTAGATTGGTTGCCAATCGTAGAGGTACAGCAAGTGCCACACAGTTAGGATCACGCAGACAGCGTTACAGTGATCTTCGTACTTCATTTGGTTTAAGTGGTGGCTAGCTATGAACAAAGTAGAACAAGCGAGTCAATATATAGACCTCATTCGGGTAAAATCGAATGAGGCTTTACTGTTTTTATCACTTGGTAAAGATTCGCTTGTTCTGCTTGATTTAGTCTATCCGAAGTTTGACCGGATTGTTTGCGTGTTCATGTATTTTGTCAAGAATTTGGAACATATTAACCGTTGGATAAACTGGACTAAAGCCAAATATCCGAAAATAGAGTTTGTTCAAGTACCACATTGGAATCTTACTTATATTCTCCGTGGCGGTATGTATTGTGTGCCAAATCCGAAAGTAAAGCTATTGAAGTTGGCAGATGTGGTAAAGGCTATGCAGCTTACTCATGGAGTTTATTATACATTCTTGGGCATGAAAAAAGCTGATGGTATGAATCGTAGGCTTATGTTGAAAGGGTATGAGGTAAACGGTTACGAGAATAACGGTATGGTTTATCCTTTGGCTGATTGGACACAAAAGGATATTCTTGCTTATATGAGGCAGCACAATTTACCCGAACCAGTTCGATATTCATTGAAAGCCAGTTCGGGAGTAGGTTTCAATCTTGATTGTATGCTTTGGATGGAGAAGAATTACCCGCAAGATTTACAGAGAATTTACAGAGTTTTCCCGATGGCTGAAAGAGTGCTTTGGGAGTATCATAATCAACAAAATTAATAAGGAGGATTGCTGAGTCAGAAAAAGAAAGACAAGAGAACAGATATATGCTCAGGCAGAAAGATTGAGCGAAGCTAACTGGAGAAGAAAAAATACATGGAGTAGCAGTGCTGCAAGCAGGCGTGCAAAACAATCTCGTGATAATCTTATAGCAAGAGCCGAAAGGAATACTCTTCGGCAGAGAGGTTTCGGTCTAAGTAATGGCTAATATGGAATTATCAAAATACATAAAGAGTGAATCGGTGGAACTTAATCGTTCTGCCATTCACTTTGCGGATTATAATCCCCGAAAACTTTCCGATGAATCACGTAAGACACTGAAACGTGGCATCAAGAAGTTTGGTTTAGTCGGTGGAATTGTCGTGAACAAGCGTACTGGTCTTACCGTAGTCAGCGGGCACCAGCGTTTGTCTGTCATGGACGAATTGCAAAAGTTTCCCGATAACGACTACCGCATTCGTGTTGATGTCATAGACGTGGACGAGCAGCAGGAAAAGGAGTTAAACATTCTAATGAACAACCCTAATGCACAAGGGACATGGGATTTTGACGCTCTTGCCCGTATTGTTCCTGATATTGACTGGAAAGATGCAGGTCTGACCGATGCAGACTTGAATATGATTGGTGTCGACTATCTTTTGCAGACCGAAGAGGAAAACTCTATTGCGGATGCTTTGTCTGATATGATGGTCCCAGTTTCCGAACAGAAAGAAGCCGATAAAGCCGCCAAGCAGTTGGAACGTGTCGAAAAGGTTGCCCACATGAAAGAGGTCAAACATCAGGTGAAAGAAAACGCACAGAAGCAAGCCGAGAACATGGATGCCTATGTGGTGTTGTCCTTTGATACCTATGAAGCTAAAGCCGCTTTCTGCGAAAGGTTCGGGTATGAACCAGATATGAAGTTTATAAAGGGAGAAGTTTTTGATGAACAAGTAGAAAGAATAGATTAATTATTGGGAGGAAAGCTGAGTTAGAAAGAAAACATATAGCCAGTTATATCAGCAGTCCAGACGAATAATGTACAACGCTGGAAGACAATACGGGTTAGGTTCTGCAAGACAAAGAAACATAAGGGATAGAACGAAATCCATAATGGGAAGATATGCTGAGAAAATAGATAGCTATTTCTCAAAAAGAGGAGTTGATGTCTATGGAAACAAGCCAATTTCTCGCCGTGTCTATATGGGTAACAATAACGGTTAAAATTATGATTGGCGATTTTATACTTTGGATAAGGAATGTTCTAAAGCAAAACCTGTTTTGTGTTCATCATTATGTTTGGAAAGGTAGTGTGATGTTCTCTGAGTTCAGGTATGAACAATGTGAGAAATGTGGAAAATTAAAGAAGTAATATGAGCAATAGTGAATCTCAAAATAGAAAAGGTAAAGGAGGAAGAAAGCCTAAGTTTGATTATACAAGCGAGGAATTTCTTTCTCTCGTGGAATCGTATGCCAAAAAGGGATTCACTGACAAGGAAATTGCTTATGCCATAGGGATTTTGCCTCAAACATTCTGCGAAAAGAAAAGTGAGTACACCGAAATATCCGAAGTCTTAGCGCGTGGGCGCGCGACAATCAATGCCACTGTAAGGGCTAAATTCCTTGCAATGGCTCTCGGTGGCATAAAAACCAAAAGCACCGTGGTAAGAAAGCTCCGTGATTCAGAAGGGAATTTGACGGGCGAAGATGAATTACAAGTAAGCGAAAGCGAGTTGGCTCCTAATTTGCAAGCAATGTCCGTTTGGCTGTACCACCATGATGAAGATTGGAGAAAGATTGAGCGCAAACAAGATGAAGACGCTGATATTCCAACAGACATAGAGCATGGCATCAACATTGATTCTTGGATTAAAGACAAGCTGAAATGATAGTACCTCAAGAAATTTACCATCCATTATACGAGGATAAGGAAAAATTTATAATTCTTATTACCGGTGGGCGTGGTTCGGGAAAGTCTTTCAATGCTTCTACCTTTATTGAGCGGTTGACTTTTGAAATGACTCCCGTAGAGAAAATAGTTCATCAGATTCTTTACACCCGTTACACGATGGTTTCTGCCGGTATGTCTATCATCCCCGAAATGATGGAGAAGATAGATTTGGACGGTACCACGAAATATTTCAAGACCACAAAGACGGACATAGTCAATAAGATGACTAAGAGCCGTATCATGTTTCGGGGTATCAAGACTTCTTCCGGAAACCAGACAGCAAAACTGAAATCCATTCAAGGCATTACGACTTTTGTCTGCGATGAAGCGGAAGAGTGGACAAGCGAAGATGAGTTCGACAAGATAATGCTCTCCATTCGCAAGAAGGGTATTCAGAACCGGATTATCATTATAATGAACCCATGTGATTCCAATCACTTCATCTACAAGAAATACATTGAGAAAACTCACAAGCTGGTAGAGATTGACGGTGTGCAGGTTCAGATTTCCACTCATCCGAATGTGCTCCATATCCATACTACGTATTTTGATAACTTGGATAACCTTTCTCCTGAGTTCCTGAAAGAGGTGGAAGATATGAAGGTGAGTAATCCTGAAAAGTATGCTCATGTGGTTATCGGCCGGTGGGCTGACGTTGCAGAAGGTGCTGTGTTCAAGAAGTGGGGAATTGTTGACGAGTTCCCGGCTTGGGCAAAGAAAATTGCTTTCGGGCAAGACTTCGGTTATACGCATGACCCGTCTGCTTCCATTCGTTGTGGTATCGTTGATAACGCCCTTTACTTGGATGAAGTGGATTACCGTACTGGATTGCTTTCTTCTGACATCATCAAGACTCTTCGCCCGTGGGGATTGAAAGTCATTGCTGACAGCGCAGACCCACGTTTGATTCAAGAGATACACAACGGAGGAATCAAGATATATGCCGTAGAGAAAGGTGCAGGCTCTATCAATGCCGGAATTGACAAAATGAAAGATATGGAGATTTATATAACCAAACGCTCGTACAACTTGCAAAGCGAGTTCAGAAAGTATGTTTGGGCAAAGGATAAGGACGGGAACTATATCAACGAACCGGAAGACCATGACAATCACGGAATAGATGCTGTACGTTACTATGTATTGGGTGAGCTTCTTGGTAAGATTCAGAAGCCGAAAGATTTAACAGGAATATTCACACATTAAAAATATAAACTATGCCATTGAATTTAGAAGAAATATTAGCATTGCCTGACATCGGGCAGAAGATAAACTACCTGAAGAAAGGTAGGAAGACTGAACTTCCCGACCGTTGCAAACTTTGGGATGATTGGAATCCGGAACGACATGAAATCATGGTTGACAAAAAGAAATATCCGGACAGAAAGGTTCTTGAAAAAGAAGCAGAGAAGCACTTCGATGAAAAAACGGGTAAGACTTATGAAATCGAAGCAAAGTATAAGACTGAACCGGTGAACCGTATCTCCATTCCATTGGAACAGGATATCGTGAACATCCAAACTGCTTTCACGGTCGGCACAGAACCGTCTATGGATTGCATTCCGACTGATGATGATGAAAAGAAGCTGCTGGATGCGGTAAAGGCTGTATTTAAATCCAACAAAATCAAATACCAAAACAAGAAGATTGTCCGTGCCTGGCTCTCCGAACAAGAAGCGGCAGAATATTGGTATGTTACCGATGATGATTCGTTTTGGGCAAAGTTTTGGAAGAAAGTTAAGACTACGTTCGGTGGCAAGGTCAAGCCCACCAAGAAACTGAAAAGCGTGTTATGGTCTCCATTCAGAGGTGATAAGCTATACCCGTTCTTTAACGACGAAGGTAAAATGATTGCTTTCTCACGTGAGTATAAAAAGAAGCTCATGGATGATTCGGAGGTCACCTGCTTTATGACTATCACGGACAAAATGGTTTATCAATGGGATTTGTCTAAAGGGTATGAAGAAAGAACTCCTTTTACTCATGGATTCCCAAAACTACCGGTTCTCTATGCTTATCGTCCTGAACCTTATTGCAAGAAGATAAAGACTTTTCGGGTCCGGTTGGAGAAACTATTATCCAATTATGCTGATTGTATAGACTACCATTTCTTCCCACTATTGAAGCTAATTGGTGATGTAGAGGGTTTCATGGGTAAGGTTAAGGATAGAATGGTCAAACTTACAGGTGAAGGTGCGGATGCCCAGTATCTGACGTGGAACCAAGTTCCGGATACGGTACGTTTTGAAGCAGAAACACTCACTAATATGGCTTATGATATGTCAAACACTCCAAGAATATCCTTTGAGACGTTGAAGGGGGTAGGCAAAGCATCAGGAACCGCTTTCCGCTTTATGTTCATGGGTGCACATATGGCGGTAGAAAATCACGGTGAGGTTATCGGTGAGTTCTTGCAGCGGAGAGTAAATTTCATTGTTTCCGCTTTAGGCTCTATCAATCCAACCGAGTTTAGCAAGGCATCGCAGACCATTGACATAGAAACAGAACTGGTTCCATATATGATTGATGATTTGAATGATAAGGTGACCACTGCCGTTTCCGCTGTCAGTGGTGGCATCTGGTCAACGCGTGAGGGAATCATGTTTGCCGGAAATGCTGATAGGGTAGAAGAGGAACTTGCAGAAATCAAAGAGGAACAAGCAGCAAAGAATGAGCAAATCGGAGATAAGGGAAAGAAAAACGCCTCTTAGTTAGAAAAATTACGGGACTTATAGTTTTAGTATAAGAAAAATAGTTAGCGGTGGCTTCAAAGAGTTGCCGCTATTTTTTTTGCTCTTTTAAATTATAAATATTAGAATATAATTTTGAATTATAGAATTATATATGTATTTTTGTCACACGATAATTGAGTAACCAATGAGAATATTTACCGAACAAGCATTAAAAGAATATGCAGAGAACCATCCCGATTCAAAGGTCGCTTTGCAAGAATGGACTACCATTGTGAAAAGAAGCAAGTGGACCTGTTTTGCCGATATTAAGAAAACGTTTAATAGCGTTGATAGTGTAGGTAATCAACACTATGTTTTCAATATCAAAGGCAATAACTATCGTTTGGTAGTAGTGATTAAATTCACTATTCAGTTTGTGTATATTCGCTTTATTGGTACTCATAAAGAATATGATAAAATAGATTGCGCTAATATTTAGGATTATGACAAAGATAGAAAATCAAGCCCAATATGAATGGGCGGTGAAAAGAGTAGAGGAACTTCTTCCATTAGTGAAAGATGATACTCCTTTGAATGACCCAAATAGCATAGAATTGGAGCTTCTTTCTAATTTGGTTGCTGATTATTCCGAAGAACATTTTGCATTGGGAGAACCAACACTTGTGGATGTTCTTAAACTTCGTATGTACGAAATGGGGCTTAATCAAAAATCACTTGCAAAGTTGGTTGGTGTCAGCCCATCACGATTAAGTGATTATATATCTGGTAAATGTGAACCAACCTTGAAAGTTGCTCGTGAGATAAGCCGGAAGCTAAATATTGATGCAAATATAGTGTTGGGAGTATAAGTATAAGTTTTTGTCGTGATATATTTTAGGCGTGATTCATTCGGTTTCACGCCTTTTTTTATACCATTTTACGACAATCGTTTTATTGTCGTGTATCACCTATCTGATTATTTCTCACCCTCTTTATAAATAGCGAAATTTACCGTAGAAATTTATAAATCAAATTCATACGGTATGACAATCTTAGAACAAATCTTAGCAGGGCTACAACAGAAATTCGCTGGGGTGGACACTGCTATCTTAACCCGAATCGCTACTAAAAAGGCAGAGGGTGTAACGGACGAGACAAAGGTAAACTCTATTATTGAGGGTATCAGCTTTTCGGACGTGCTTAATTCCTATGGTGATTTCCGTGCCGGGGATGCTTCAAAAACGGCAGTGACTAACTACGAGAAGAGGCATAACCTTAAAGACGGTAAGCCAATCGAGACTACCACAACCACCAAAACGGAAGAGAATAAAGACGATGTGCCTGCATGGGCGCAAGCTTTAATTGACTCCAACAAGAACCTTTCTGATAAGCTAACGCAGTTTGAAGCAGAAAAGGCTCAAGCAACACGTAGCCAGCAGATTTTGGCAAAGGCAAAGGAGTATGGTATTCCCGAAAACTACGCCAAACGATGCGCCATTAAGGACGATGAGGACTTGGACGCATACTTCAAGGACTTGAAGCAGGAGTTTGCGAATGACGGCTTTAAGGGTGTAGTTCCTCCAGATACAGCAAAAAAAGAACTGGAGAATGAGACTCAGGCGTTTGCGAAAATGATTGCAGACGACACTAAAGAAATTGTAGAACAACAAAAACAGTGATTTTATGGCAGCAGGATTTAAGTATAATCTTGAACCGGAAGTTGAGCAGGAAGAACGCTACGACGTAGAAACCGGACGCAGACGCAGAGGTCCGTATAAGTTGGACACAACCAACCTCGTTGTCGGCTCGTACTTGCCCTCATTCACACCGATTGCAGCTGACTTGGTGAAGAAAACATCCCAAGTGGCTATCCGTGTGGAAGTATATGAGAAGTTTACGACAGGCTCCAATACCACATTGAAAATCAAGAAACGTTCTTTGGCTTACAAAGGTATGCACTTGGGTAACGGTGCGCATGGAGCGACAATCAACGCTATTGACAAGGCTGACAAAGCTTTTGATAAGCTGACGTTAGCGGCAGACTTTGGAGAAAATCTAGAAGCTGGAACAGTTCTTTACGAAGCGACAGCCGCAGATGGTACAACGCCCAAAGTTATCGCAAATTCAGCTCTGTATGAAAGGAAGCAGGTAGAGGATGGCATAGTATTGGTTTCCCTTTTGATGCGTGCGTTTGAAATCGAACCGACCAAGCTGGTAATGCCTTTCGCAGATATTGACAAGGCGAATATGCCGCACTTCCAGTTTAATGCTCAGGATGTCAAACAAGAAAAAGACACTGTATCAATTCCTAAGGCTTCTTCCAGTCGGGACGGATTGATGAGCAAGGAAGATAAAGCCAAATTGGATGGGGTTGCAGCACAAGCTAACAAGTATACTTTAACAGCAGCTACGACTTCTGCTCTTGGAGGTGTAAAGCAGGCAGCCAAAGTGAATGATGCATCTGGTACGGTGTCGGTAGAAAACTTTAACGGATTATTGACAGCGTTGAAAAACGCAGGTATAATGGCAAAATAAAGAAAGGAGGACTAATATATGATGCTAACTATTCATACATTGTTTAATGACCCGAACATTGTAAATGCAGTGATTCAGCGTGTCCTCAAGACAAGAAAGGACACAATTTATTGGCAGCAGTATTTGGGCTTCCGTAGGACTACTACTCGTGTATTTAAAGACTACATCGGTCAGGTTACTGGCGTGATGGCTGGTTCCATCAACTCCCGTTATGGCGAAAAGCCTATCCGTGAACGCAGGAATATCGGTTCCGGATATGGTGAGATTGCCTATTTGGGTGACCGCTATCAAATCTCAATCGACCGTTTGTCTGACTTGCAGGACTTGATAGATAAGTATAATGCCGCCAAACCGGAAGACCAGAAAGCAGCCATGCGTGACATCGTGGACTTCATCTATGACGATTACCGTCAGGTATTGCTGGCACCGCACAAGCGTATGGACATTATCGTAGGCTCTCTGTTGATGACTGGAGCAGCAAGCGTGAAGAACAAGGACGACAATGCCGGAGGAATTGACTTATTGAACATCGACTTGCCGTTTAAGTTTATCAAGCCGGACACAGAGGATAAAGACTATTTCGTCACTTACTTGCAGCAGAAACTGAATGAGCTGAAATCTATTTACGGCACATTCCCCAAGATGATTATGAGCCGTGGCACATTCATCAAGAATATTATCGGTTCAAGTGAATTTGGAGATAAGTTCAAAATGCAGCTTACAGGCAATGAAATGTATATGTCTACCGGGCTTATCACCTCGCAACTGGCTTCTACCATTTTTACAGGTATCGGACTTCCGGCTATTGAAATCAAGGAAGATTATGTGGTAGACCAAACAGGTAAGAATATCCCCATTTATGCAGATGGTCGTATTTCCCTGCTTCCGCAGGATAAAATCGGTTATATGCGCTTCCACACTCCTTATGAAGCTGTGGATGGTGTACCGGGACGTAATTACACTCAGGCAGATGGCGATATGCTGATTTCAGGTTACAAGGACGGCAATGGTCGCTATCTGGAATACACAGCCGAATGGATTCCGCAGATTGCGAACCCGAACCTGATTGTGAACTTCGATTTGAGTGAGATGAACGCATGACAGTAAACGATTATATATTACAGAAGTTTCAGACCTTCGGCGTTAACTTGTCGGAGGCTGACCTTTTCGATATATGTCTGAACGCAAAGATAAGCGGAGGGGGTGAGATGAACGAGGATTGCCAAACACGGGTGTCGGTGGCAATTGCGAAGTTCATCCCCTCTCTATTGCTTCGTGCCACTTCCATCAGCGAAAGCGGTTTTTCTATGTCTTGGAACATTCAAGGCATTAAGGATTACTATTCATTTCTGTGCAAGCGGTACGGTTTGAAAGACGAACTGGGTAACAAACCTAAAGTGACTTTCTTATGATATTCGCTCCACACATATTGCAGGTAAAAGTTATCACCCCAATGGATAAGGATGAGTTTGGCAGACCTATTCCCGGAACAGGTGGTGAAAGCTGGCAGGAGGTGTGCAAATGCCGTTGTGATGATAACACTACCAAAGAGTTTTCATCTGATAACGGCTCTGTGTATCGTCCGAATTATCATGTGGTATGCGAGAAGAGAATTACTGTCAAGGCTGGTGATGAAGTACGTTGCATGGATGGTGATAGCGTAAGAGGTCAAGGCGAAGTTTATACAGTGAAGAGTACAAACTACTTTAACTACTCGGAATTATGGATGTAGATTTCGATTTCTCAGATGTCGACTCCTTTTTCGATGAAGGAGAATGGGAGGTCGAAAAGAAGATGATTGATGTAGGCGATGAAGCCGTGAAGTACGCAGAGGAACATGGGGATTATCAAGACCATACACTCACTTTGAGAACGTCCAATGATTACGATGTCAATAAAGACGGTTTGACATTGAAAAACGAAGCGGAATACGCATCATTCGTAGAATCTAAAGGGTATGATGTTTTGAGTAGTGCTGCTTTATTTGCGGAGAAACGATTAAAAGAAGAATTTGAAAAATGAAAAAGTACATTGGAACAAAACAGATTGAAGCAGAACCTATGACAATGGGCGAGGCTTATGAAAGAGGTTTATTACAAGTTGGCAGAGTGCCTGATGCAGAGTATGCAAAGCGCATGGGTTATCACGTTAAATATGCTGACGGGTACGAGAGTTGGTCGCCAGCGGAACCGTTTGAGGAGGCGTATAAACTCGCCGATACATCACTTGACCGTATGCAGATAGAAGCCGAAGAAGTCAATGGAAGATATGTAAAGTTAGCCGCTTTCATAGATTCAGGGAAAATGGATGAAGTCGTTAATGATATGTACAACAAGTGTTTACTGGAAATGCAGTGTTGTACAATGTTCGACTATATACGGCTTCTTGATACTCGCATACAGCGTATGCAAGGTTCTGATGGTGCAAAAGTAATAAAGATGAATTTTGGTATGGCTATTATGGCTCTCAAAGCAGGTTTTCCAATTCGTAGAAGCGGTTGGAACGGAAAAGGATTAATGGTGTTCAAACAGGTTCCAGCACATATTGATAGTGATATTATCCCCAAGATGCAATCTATTCCGCAATCAGCAAAAGACCTTATTCTGAAAGGCAAGGGCTTTATTGACTACACAAGCCAGTGTCTTATTTACAATGAGAATACTGGACGCGCTGATTCATGGGTTCCGTCTATCAGTGATGTATTTGCAGAAGATTGGGAGATTGTGGAATGATAGTAACTACCGACATAGGAAACATCCTCTACCGGGACTGCAAGGCTTTCGGAATAGATCTAGTGCCTGATGGTGAAACGCTGACGGGTGAATTGAAGTCCGAAAGGATTGTCATCCACACGAAGAAACAACAGCCGGGAAAGTATTGGAAGAAATCTTTCGCAGAAGTGAATCTATGTGTACCCAATTTAAGCGAGAATGAAGCGAACACAATCCGGCTTAACGAACTCGAAAGAAAGGCTGGCAAGCTGCTTGATGATGTAGTAAGCACCTATGACGGTACAACCTATCGTTATTCTATCGAATCAATTGGCACGGAAGCGGATACAGCTTTGAAATGCCATTACGTGAATGTGAGAATTTTATTTGAAGTAATAAATGTAAAACTATAAGATTATGATTTCAGCAGTAGGAATAAAAAGAATCTTGTTTGCCGACATTGATAAGGTAACGGCAGACATTACCCCCGAAATCGCAAAGACTTTGATTCAAGCCGCTATCAAAGCGAAAGATGAGGTTTTGAATGTACACGGGGAAACGTGGCAGATTGAGGAAACGGAAGCCTCTGTCACCGGGTACAAGAACCAATTAACGGGAAAGAATTACCGTTACGATGATGTGCCGGGAGAAGTATCGCCCGCTTTCTCTATCGGACAATATGACTGGAAGACCAAGAAAGCGTTCATGGGTGGCGATGTTATTCAGGCAACATCTAAAGATGTAGGTTGGAAGCGTGCTTTGGATAAAGTTATTATCAACAAAGCATTGTTCTGTCTGACCGATGATGATGTCTGGTTCATCTTCCCAAAATGCCGTATTGTTTCCCGTGAAGCCAATACGGATAAGGCAATTGCAATCGCTGTAAAAGGCTTGGTGCAGGAACCGGGAATCGAAGGTGTTTCTTCTGAGTATAACTATGAAGAAGGGCAGATTAAAGCTTTGCAGGCATGAACTACAGTAACCATTGTACCTACTCCTTCCGATGCGACCGTAAAGCTGGACGGTGCAACGGTCAAGTCAAAGCAGGTGAATGCTGGGGCTACCGTTCACTATGAAGTGTCGAAAGTGGGGTACGTCACTCAGTCAGGAGATATTAAAACCACTCCTTCTGAAGTTGATACCACTCTTAAAAAAGAGATAACATTGGTAAAAGCACAAGAGTGATAACCGGGGGATGGATATATACCATTCCCCCTTTTAGTTTAAGAATATGAATCAAGCAGCAAAAACGGTTTCTGATGCTTTGTTAGGGCTGGATTTCATGAATGTGGAGATAGGAGGGATGGTTTATACCATTAAACCTCCTACAATTAAAATTATCTGTCGTGCCATTCATCATTTTTCCAATATCGGCATGACTGGAGATAATGTCATGGAAGCTATTAAAGAGCTTCCTGAAGCTACTGAAGATATGCTGAAAGGTATTTCATGCTTTATCTGCGGGAATGATAGTTTGGTCAAAGAATTGGAGAACGGCACTTTTGAAGAAGTCAAAGATGCCTTGGAAGTCTGTTTCTCTATGATGGATATTTCGGCTTTTCAGTGTGTCAGCTCGATGAGGAACGTGTCGATGCTGGCAGCAAGACCGAAACAGTAGGAAACACAACGTTCTTCGGGCAGATAGCCCATTTGATTGACACGCTGCATCTGAGTTATACAGAAGTGTTTGAGATTATCCCTTATCGGAATCTGCTGATGATGCAACGGGATAAATTACGCGCAGTATATGGTGGTCAGAAGGTGAATAGAATCAGTGGTAAGGAATTGGCTAATCGTAGGAAAAAGAAATAGATATGTCAAAATTATATTTTAAGATAGGTAGTGACTGGGAAGAAGTTGTAAGACTTCGTAATGAAATTGCAAAATTAAAGCAGGAGTTAATGAGCATGGATGGCACGCAGACTCCTGCTGCTTTCAAGGCTTTGAATGCCCAACTTGCTGCATCCAACCAAAGATTGGATGAGTTGGTGACTAATGCAGCCAAAGCTGGAGCGGAGATGGAAACGGGATTCAAAAGGAAAATCTTCGATGCTTCCCAGGCCGTGAATGGATTCACAGAGAAGATTCTTGCTCAAAAAGCGGTAGTTAAGGATATTGAAGCGGATGTAAAACGACTTGGGGATGCTTATCGTATAGCATTGAAAAGGAATCCGTTATCAGCAAATAGCAAGTTAGAAGAATACAATGCTGCCCGCAAAGCTCTTGATGAAGAAAAGGCAGCTTTATTTGGATTAACCCAACAACAAGCCGAAGCGCGTCTTTCCGTAAAGAAACTTCGGGATGAATACGCCCTTTACAATGATAATGCTAAGGAAATCGTAGAGAGTAACAACGGTATCGCTATTTCTTGGAAGAAAGCCTTGGCGGTTATTGGTGGTACTGGAGTACTGAAAGCATTAGGTGCTGAAATGATTCGTGTACGTGGCGAGTTCCAGGCTGCTGACACTGCTATTGAAACTTTATTGGGAAACAAAGAGAAAGCCAATGCCCTCATGTCACAAGTTCGTGAGTTCGCTAAAATTTCTCCGCTTGAATTTTCTGATGTAACAGCAGCCACGCAGATGATGCTTGGTTTCAACATTGAAGCTGAGAAAGTTCCCCGTTATCTACAAGCTATTGGCGATGTTTCTATGGGGAACACACAAAAGTTTAATTCTATGACTTTGGCATTCTCTCAGATGTCCGCTGCCGGTAAACTTATGGGTCAAGACCTCAATCAGATGATTAATGCAGGATTTAATCCTCTGCAAATCATGTCTGAAAAGACCGGTAAGTCTATCGCTACCCTCAAAGATGAGATGTCTAAGGGGGCTATTTCCGCAGAAATGGTTCAGCAGGCATTTATAGATGCTACTTCCGCTGGTGGTCGATTCTATCAGATGTCCGAAAACGCTTCAAAAGAGATAAACGGTCAGCTTTCTATGATGCAGGATGCGATGGATAGTGTTCTCAACGAGTTAGGTGAGAAATCGGAAGGTGTAATTATGGACGGCATTCAGATGACTGCTTCTTTGATTGAAAACTACGAAACAGTCGGCAAGATACTTGCTGGATTAGTAGTTACTTATGGCGCATATCGTACTGCTGTAATGCTTACTACTATCGCAACGAGCAAACACACGATAGCCGAGATAGCCCTTACCAATGCCCGTGTACTGGCACGGAAAGCACAAATGGCTCTCAATGCGGCAATGCTTACCAGTCCTTATGTTTTGCTGGCGACTGCCGTTGTAGGGCTTGGTGCGGCCATGTGGACTTTCCATGATTCCGCAACCGAAGCCGAAAAAGCACAGAGAAGGTTTAACGAACAGCAAGAAGAAGCTAAAAAACAAGAGGAAGAACACAAGCAGAAAATTGATTTCCTTGTAAAGAGTTCCCGTGACATGGCTTTGTCTGATTTACAAAGAGGACAGAGCTTGGCGGAGTTGAGAAAAGAATACCCAAAGATATTCGCTCAATACGACATTGAAACCATTAAACTTGCTGATATACTCAAATTAAAGCAGCAGATTGCAGAGGAAGATGCAAAACGTGCCGGAGAAAAACAAGCCAAAGAATTTTCTAATATTGAATCTGAAATCAAATATTACGAAAATTTACTGAAATCTCTTTCCGGGCAGCAAGGTGTTGATGGATATGTGAAGAAGATGAAAGAATTGCGTGCTATGCGTGACGTTATGTTACAAGACAAGGGGAAAGGCATTTCAGAGCAATTCATATCCAATTTGAACAATGTTGATGTAAAGGAATTTGACCGATATATTTCCGAACTTGAAAGGAGAATCAAAGGAAAGGGTGATAATGGAACCATCAAACTCCGTTTGCCTATTGATGTAGAGGGAACTTTGTCAGATGAAGCAATCTATAATGTCAAAGACATAAAAACACTCATAGATACTGCAAAATCTGCCAAGCAAACCCGTATTGATTCAGAGAAAAACAAAACTACTTACAAACAAGACTACGATAAAGCCAAGAAAGAGTGGGAAGATGCCAAAAAGAAACTCTCTGGAATAGAAAAGGACAAATCCAAGTTTACCTCAAAGCAGTATGAAGAGGCTAAGAAACGGGTAGAAACAACTGAAAAATCCTATAAAAATTTAGGTGGTATCACTGGTAGTTCTTTAACCAAGCAGGAAAATCTAGCAAAAAAGCAAAAAGAAAATCAGGAAAAGCTGGACGGGCAACTTCTTTCACTTCACCGTCAGAACCAACAGGATGAAATCAACCTGATGAGAGAAGGCACGGAAAAGAAGTTGAAACAGATTGACCTTGATTATCAGAAACAGATTGATGCGATAAGAAAACAGGAGGAAGAATGGAGCAAAGCCGGTAACGGTAAGCTGACCGACAAGCAGGCACAGAAAATTTCAGAAGCTTATACCAATGCCGAAAGTATGAGAGATAAAGATATTTCCGATGTAACTGAAGGACAGCTGAAAGCCGAACAACAGGCTTTGAACGACTACTTGAAAGAATATGGCACGTTCCAGCAGCAGAAATTGGCTATCGCCCAAGAGTATGCGGAAAAAATAAGGAAAGCACAGGAAGAAAACGGTGTTAATAGTGCACAAGTAAAGTTACTGGAGAAACAACGTGATGTTGCCATACAGAACAAGGAAACAGAAGCCATAAAAGCCAATATAGATTGGGTTACTGTGTTCGGTGAGTTTGGTTCCATGTTTTCCGACATGATAAAGCCCGCCTTGGACGAAGCGAAAAAATATGTACGGACTGACAAGTTCAAGAACTCCGATCAGGCAAGCCAGAAATCATTGATTGACGCCATCAGCCAGATGGAAAAGTCTTTGGGTGGTACAAGTGGAGTCAACTTCAAGAAACTTGGAGAGGATGTAAAAGCCTATCAAATAGCAGAACAGAATCGTATCAGTGCCATAGGGATTGAAACAGCTGCTTTGGAAAGACTAAAGAAATCACAGGATGATTACACCAAAGCGCAGAAGGGCGGAACGGAAAGTGAGAAACAAGCCGCAGCAAACGCTCTTGAAACAGCACGGCAGAATGCTGACATTGCATCCGCCAATGTGAAGACACAGACTGATATCGCCAATCAGGCCCAGCGTAATGTGACTGATACCGCCACCAGACTGAAAGCAAGCATGGAAAATTTGTTGGGAGGCTTGCAGCAGATTTCATCCGGTGGATTGTATAACGCATATAGCGGAATTATCAAAACCGTGAACGGATTCAAGGATGTCATAGGAAAAACGTCAGAATCTCTTAAGGAGGTTCCCATTGTCGGATGGATTCTGTCCATCATTGACGTACTCAAAGACGGATTAAGTGATCTTGTCGGTGGTCTGCTTGATGCTGTTCTGAACGCTGTCAGTGGAATTATCGGTGATGTCTTGTCAGGGGATTTGTTTGTCACAATCGGCAAGTCATTGAGGAACGGCATAGGAAACATCCTGAACGCAATCTCATTCGGAGGCTTCAACTCCCTGTTTGGAATAGGTGGAAACGCCAAGGAAGTACAGGAAACGATAGACAGGCTGACGGACAGGAATGAAACTTTGCAAACGGCCATCGAGGATCTGACTGACGAGATGAAGGCAAGCAAGGGAATGAAATCGGTTGAATCTTACAGGGAAGCTGTAAAGTATCAGGAGGAAGTCAATAAAAACTATCTGCAAATAGCAAAGGAGCAAGCCGGATATCATAAGAGCCACGGCAGCTGGCAGCATTATCTGAAATGGACGGATGAAATGCTGGAACACGCAAGAAAAGCTACCGGCATGCAGGATTTCTCCGGCACCGATTCCTTGTGGAATCTGACCCCCGAACAGATGAAGGCTCTACGGTCGGACGTATGGTTATGGGATATCATGGAATCTTCCGGTAAGGGAGGTTACGGTGAGCGTGTTACCGACAAGCTGGATGATTATATAGAGCAGGCAGGAAAACTGGAAGAACTGACCGACAGTCTTTATGAGGGCCTGATCGGAATGTCATTCGATTCCATGTATGACAGTTTTATAAGCAGTCTGATGGATATGGAGAAGAGTGCGGAGAATTTTGCTGATGACATATCCAAATATTTCATGCAGGCGATGCTGTCAAATGCCATCGGTGAACAGTTTAGTGACAAACTGAGGACATGGTATGATAAATTCGGTGAAGCCATGAAGGATGATGGTACGCTTGATAATAATGAGCGTAAGGAGCTGATGGATGAATACATGGGTTATGTGGACGAAGCCATGAAGCTCCGTGACGAGCTTGCCGCAGCAACCGGATATGACAAGATTTCACAGGAAGCAGCTTCCCAGTCTGCAAGCAGCAAAGGTTTCCAAACCATGTCTCAAGATACCGGCGAAGAGTTGAACGGGCGGTTTACAGCATTGCAGATTGCAGGAGAAGAGATAAAGAATCAGAATATTATTCAATCTCAATCACTTAATCTACTGACAGTAAAAGCAGATGCTCTACTTTCCATAAATACGGAAACAAGGAATATCGCTGATGATACGCGAGATTTGATAGCACAATCTTATCTTGAATTGGTACAGATTTCAGAAAATACAGGGGCAATCGTCAAACCTATTCAACAGATGCAAAGAGATATAGCAGAAGTTAAAAAGAATACAGCAAAATTATAGTCTATGGATGAATTATTAATTAATGGCGAAAACGCTTATACAACATGGGGTGTGAGAATGGGAGAGGGGTTTCTTGATGTTATTGGGGCATCCGCTTCCATGAAGGATTTTATTGAGAACAAAAGCCGACTTGAACATGGGAAACGGGTAATAATCAATAATCCTAAAGTCGATGAGAGGGAAATAACTCTTTCGTTCACTATCGAGAGTAATTCTCAGTCTGATTATCAAGCAAAGAAGAAAGCTTTCTTTGATGAGCTGTATAAAGGTGTGGTTGATATTCAGATTCCTGCTAATAGTAGCGAGGTTTACCATCTTATTTATACTGGCAAGAGTGTCACTTACGCACAGAGTTTAGACCGAACTTTCGGAAAAATTTCAGCCAAGTTTAACGAGCCAAATCCGGCAAACAGAAGCTAATTCACGACATTGGTTTTATTGTCGTGTATGTGAGTGCTCAAAATTGGGCACTCTTTTTTTTATCCCCGAACTTTGAAGACATGGAACAAATCGACATCAAAGACATATCCGGTGCTATCCAGCTTACAACTTTGATCAATGAAGGCTGCAAGCGTAAGTTCACTCTGATGAAGGAGGACTACATCATGTTAAAGTTCTCCTTAGAGAATCCCATATATTTCAAACTTGGCTCATACGTGGAATGTAACTTCGGATTGTTCGAGGTGTGCGACTTGCAGAAGCCCGCATTCAACACCAATACCGCCGGCTACGATTACGAATTAAGACTTGACGCCTACTACTGGAAATGGAAAAACAAAATCTTCAAATATACCCCGGAGACGACCGGACAGGAGGCGTCCTGGAACCTGACCGCTCCGCTTGACGTACAAGCCGGTATAGTCCTTAGAAATTTGAAAGCTCTTGGTTACACATACAAAGGACAGGATTTTGTTTTCTCCATTGATTCCACAGTCGAAAACAAGTCCCAGTTGATGAGTTACGACAACATCAACATCCTTGACGCTTGTTTTGAGATGGCGAAGAAATGGGATTGCGAATGTTGGGTGACTGAAAACATCATCCATTTCGGGCGTTGTGAGTTCGGTGATCCTGTTAATTGGGAGATCGGTGTAAATGTAGAGGAAATGTCCCGTTCGGATTCACAATCGACTTACGCAACGAGAATCTATGCTTTCGGTTCTACAAGGAACATTCCTTCAAATTACCGCCCCGTTGATGAAACGGTGGTGGTGAATGGTGTGGTTCAGAAAAGATTAATGCTGCCCGAGGGTATTCCCTACATTGATGCATACCCTAATATGACTACCGAGGAAGCCGTCGAGCAGGTGGTTATCTTCGATGAAGTCTATCCTCGAAGAACAGGCATCATGTCGGATGTCACCACTATCGAAGTGACGGACAAGGTGGAGAATGAGGACGGCACAACCACCGAGGAAAAATGGAATGCCTACCGCTTTAGGGACACGGGTGTTAACTTTTCCGAGAAATATATCCTCCCCGGTCAGGAGCTGAGGATACGTTTCGCATCCGGGCTTCTCAACGGTTTGGAGTTTGCCGTGAAGTTCAATCCTGAGGGAAAGCCGGAGAAATTGGAGGATGGCGGATGGAACCCTGAGGCACAGCTTTGGGAGATAGTCAGGAATGAGGACTATGGCAGACCGCTTCCCGGTGATGTGCTCTTTCCCCAGGATGGAGATGAATATGTGCTTTCCGGCTGGGACAGTACGAAAATAACCGAGCTGGGGCTTGTGGGTGCCGCCGAGCAGGAGTTGAAGGAAAAGACTGAAAAGTACGCTGCCAAATCCAAGATAGACCCGAGTACCTATGGCTGCACGATGATGTCAAATGACGCATACCGTGAGGATGGCGTTCATAATTTCTATAGCATCGGTCAAAAGGTCAACCTTATCAACAAGGCTTATTTCGAGAACGGAAGACAGTCAAGGGTTATCGGATTTGAATTCAATCTTGATTATTCCTTTGACTCACCTGTTTATACTGTCGGGGAAACCGCCGCCTATTCCCGTATCGGGGAGCTGGAGGAAAAGGTTGAGAGCCTTACCCTGAAGGGACAGACCTATACGGGCGGTGGTGGCAGCGGTGTGTATGTGATCGGAAGCCACGACTCCACCCCAGCAACAGACCATAACGTGTATTCCGCATTGCGCTCCTTAGTAATGTTCCTTCGTAAGGATCAAGCGGACGGAACAAATTTCTTATTGAAGTTCGGCAAGTTCATCGACTCCATGATTGCCGGTAAAGGTGCCGGTATCTATCCTGACGGGCGCGGTCAGTTCGAGCGTCTTGAGGTACGCGGCTCCGCAGTGTTCAAGGAAATCATCTATAACCGTCTGAACGCACAGGAAGGCGACACCTCATATTCCGAGAACGGAGTCATTGAGTCCGTGGCTTTAGAGAGCGACGGAACTTATACCCTGAAATTGCGCAAGCGCTGGGAGAATGACTTCACCGCATTCCAGGAGGGTGATATAGTGTACGGGATTGTAAACAACCTCTTTTCAACGGGGGAGTATTACGCCTCGTGGATGCGCGTGCTGTCCAAGAATGTCCCGGCCAACTCCATCTCGGTGTTGTCATACCCGGACAGTGAGGTGCCGGGCGGTAAAAACTATCCTCCCACAGAGTTGACGATCATTACCAGAAGAGGAAACGCCTTCAATGAGGACAGGCAAAGCTACTGGTATTTGTCCGCCACCACGGATAAATGTCTTGTCTGGCTGGAAGGAGTAACGAAGCCTGTCTTGGAACAGAACAACTATTACATGATATTGGGGCGTTTGCCCAATTTGGATTTGTTTGACAATCTCCCCGTCAACTATAAGCACTCGTACATATTCGCCCGTGCCGGCATCTTCGGTGAACTTTACCGGGTGGACTGGCAGGGACTGCCCGTACAGGAACTGGTGGACCGTGGCTTTTGGTCGGCCGAAGTCGCGTCCTCTGACAATCCTTACACCAATACGCAGGAGCGGGCGGACACGGTTTGGCACTACGGCTGCAAATGGAAGTGCCTGATGACGGGAACAGCCGACGAACCGCAATATGCGGCGGCCGGATGGGCGATGCTGGAAGGGAACCCGGAATTTACGATAGAGATCGGCAGCACAAAGGGGTGGTATTTTGATATCGAGACTTTTTCCACAACGTTATATATTACCGGCAAGCTGTACAACCGTGACGTGACAGATCATATACTTGACGCTGATGTGAGCTGGACGCGTGATACCGGGAATGTATCAGAAGATAACGCATGGGCGGTGAAGCGTGCCGGCGCCGGGAAAAATCTTCCTCTGACGATAGATGATCTCGGACCGAATTATACCAACATGCGGGTGTGTACGTTTAAAGCACAGGCGTTATTGCGTGACGGGCAGCAGTTTGAAGTGGCGGAGAATTTTGTAACATTTTAAAATGGTTTTATACAATGGCAACAAAGCAACGAAAAATAGAAATCAACTACCGGCTGTTACAAACCAGTTGTAACATCGAGGTGGTGGGCAGCGTGCCGGACATGCAGGTCTACCAGGCTGACAAAGCTGAATACACTCCGGACTATACGCTGACACCGCTGGTCCTGTTTCCGCGGTGCAACGCCACCGATCCGGAAGCGGTGACTAAAATCGGGGCGGTCAACTCCAGGCTGACCAACATGAAGTGGTACGAGCGCATCGGAACCACACGCACACTTATCACATCGACAAACACAGGCTACAGCATTACGGAGTCCGGTGACAGCAAGGGACAGATCACAATGAAAAAAAATGTCACCGTCCTAAAACCCGTCACGCTGGAGTTTTACGCGGAATATGCCGACACACGTACCGGACAGCTGTTTACTTTTCAGATGAGCTGTCTTGTCCGCGCGGTTGACGGTACGGATGCGATCCCCGTATTGACGATAGACAGCCCGTCCACGCTGGACTGGAACCCGGTGCGTGACATCACCGCACAGACCATCACGGCTAAACTGATGGTAGGCGACACGGACGTGACGGCTACGGGCAAATGCAAGTTCTTCTGGTACCGTCTGTTGTCTACGGGAGCGCTGGAGGCGATAACCACAGGAGCGGGTGACAACGACTGGGAGTTTGTATCACTGAACAAGAATGTATATAAGATTGACCGCAATTATATAGGTGATGACATCACGATTGTCTGCAAGGCCACCTATGCGGCTTCCGGGACTCCGGCATCAACCCCGGGCACATCGGACCCGGCAGTCTCTACGGTGATACGCCGCAGGATTCCGAAGATTGAAGCCGACTGGGAGGGCGTACCTACGGGTGTTCCGGATGGGACTTACGCCATCTTTCCCAGACCCGTCATTCGGGATACCATGGGGGTTATCCCGAATCCATCCGCCATGTTTAACTGCCACTGGTACGTCAAGAAGAGCGGAGATGCCGGATATGCCAAGGTTGCCGACGGATACTCTCCCAGGATACCTTTCAGCAACGGCATGATGTTAAAGCTGGAGGTGGAGGACAGAGGCCCTTACGTGGCGCTGACACAAGGCGGCAAGGTGCTCACACAGGGGGGCAAGGCGGTAGTAGTAAGAAAATTTGGATAACATTAAAAACAATAGAATTATGGCATTTTACATTAAAGTAACGAAGGAGGTTGCCGACCGGTTGCATCTGACCGATATCCGCAACAGGACAGCGGATGGCAATGTATTATTGTGGCAGGCGGACGTGGCACGTTTCCCCGGCGACACGGTATTTGACAGGGCCAAGGAAGCGGGCGGCGTCTGCCTGACCCCGCAGGCGGCGAAAGAAGAGATAGACGGTACGGACCATCCCGTCGAAGTATTCACACCTGCCTCTTGGGGGGAGGACAACACCGAAAGCTCCGAAGGCACGGATAGTACGGAAACGACCGGGGAAGGAGGAGCGTCATGAGTTTGGCCAGCGCGACCGGACAGGTCATATTTTCGCAAAAGGGCGGCGTATACATGCCTGCCATCCAGTGTAACCAGGGAGATCTGTATCAGGAGTATATGGGCGAAGCGTCCGCGCCGACGAACATCGCACCGGATTTCGCTTCGCTCAAGCCCGTCTTGTCCTTCATTCTCACCTCTTCGCGGGTGGCGGAAGGGCTGGTGGTTCCTTCCTCCATGAAATGGTATTTCAATGATGTCGAGATCAAGTTCTCGGGCAATGTCTCCACCAACACGTTTGGCGGTGAGACGGGACATTTCAAGTTTATCCCTTACCAGCCCGGTACGACGGATTACTACGGATTGCAGATCGTCAAGAATCTGGTCAAGGCGAGCGGAGCGGCCTCTTGTACCATCAAGGGTGAAGCCACCGTGACCGTTGGGAATACCAGCGACACCGTCCAGTTCGTCTATAGCATCCCCATTACCAAGGGGGTCGGAAACCAAAAGCATGTGACGATCATTGCCGGTGACAACAAGTATTTTACCCTTCGGGACAAAGGGCAGAGCTGCATTCTGAAAGCCGTAGCGCGCATGGGCAGTGACGAGATCACTACCGGACTGGCGTACAAGTGGTACAACCAGGTCAACGGTGCGTGGAGCGTGCTGAGCGGAAAGACCACACAGACATTGACCGTCACCAACGATATGGTTGACACGACAGGTGTGTTCAAGGCGGAGGTGTACCAGGGCGGCAAGCTCATCGGTCAGGACACGCAGTCCGTAATGGATGCGTCCGATCCGTTTGATTTGATCCTGAATCCCACGCCCGAGGACGAGACCATCCGGGAAAGTGGTGACACGGTGGTCTATAAGCCCATTCTGGTCAAGCGTGGAAGTACCACCAAGTACAAGGACATGACTTTCTATTTCGTGTTCATGGACAGTGCAGGAGTAGTCCTTAACCCGTCTACTTCCGGTACAGCAGCCACTTCCGGCACGTGTACTTGGGACATGTGCCAGCAGGCAGGAGGCAACGTGGCATGGACCATCACAACCAAGGAATAAGGAGGTGATATGCCGTTGGTGACTAGAACCGGACAGGTCAGTTTTGCTCCAAAAGGTGACAAGGGAGATAAGGGGGCGCGCATGCGTATGCGTGTATGGGAGGCGTCTGTGTCTTACCTGGAGGGCAAGCAAGGGCAGCAGTTTTACGACATTGTACTTTATGACAACCTGCTGTACCTGTGCATCCGTTCGCATACGTCGGTATCGACGGAAACCCCCAAACAGAATGTGGCTTCGGGAAAAATAAAATACTGGGAGGTAGCACAGAGCTGGACTTTTATCGCCACCAAGCTGTTGCTGACCGAGAAGATCAAGGCGTCCATGATTGATGCGGACGGTATCAGGGCGGTCAATGTGGATATCAGCGGAAAAATCACGGCGGATAGCGGACGTATCGGTCCGTTTTCCATAGATTCCGGTATGTTGTCCTCAAAAACTCTTTATGAGGGGACGGATTCCCATGTCGGTTTCAACCTATCCGCCGGACAGATAGAGTTTTATAACGAAAGGACATTTGCACGTGTAAAAATCGGAGGGAACACGAAATTTGTCACAATCGAAGGGATATCGTATGATGCCGGAATTGACATACAGAGTCCGAATGCCATGATCGGGATGCACATCAAGACCCTGAGCATTCCTCTGTTCGTGGAGGGGGGTAACATTTTCCTTCATCCGAACAATGACAGTTATGTGTCCATACGTGGGCTTACGCTGAATGCAAGGGCTGTAGCGGTCAGTACAAAGCTGAATTCTAATGATGATATAATATCATTTACCAACACGTCCGATATAACAGTCACGATGCCTGATGCGTATGTTGGGAAGGTGTTGTTCATAAAGAAATACAATACGGCAAGGGTGACACTTACGGGAGGTACTTTTATGAATGCGAATGATGGAGATACAAATACTTCTTTTGTTCCTTTACAGCACAGTCACATGCTTGTATATGATGCAAGAGGCAGATGGATAGATTATTATTGCGGATAACAGTATTTAATTAAGAATATTATGAAAGTTGATTTTACAAAATTTCCCCTGTTCACGGGGATAGACAGACAGGATATGGTGATAGCGGATATCCGTAAGGATATTGCTGACGGCATTTACAGGAACGTGCCCGGTCTTCCGGCGCACGTGCTTGCGGAGAAGATCTATCGGAACGAGCTTGTGGAGCTTGCCGATGACGAGATTCATATACTTGACCTCTACACTTCCGCTTCGGTGGGGCAGCTCGCCGACTCATGGCAGGATTATAAGAAAAACAATTTGGAAACTGGTAAATAAAAAATATTATGGAAAAGATGGAATTAAGTGAGGCGTTGAAAGCCAATGCCTCAGTACTGGAAGTACCTCCGAATAAATCTGTGTGGTCTTTACGGAAGTATGTCCGAGCAGTTTCTGCACAGTGGTAATAGCCACCCCCTGATGAACCAGCAGGGTGGCACAGGTATGACGGCTCACATGGTAGGTTATCCGTTTTTTGATACCACACAATCCGGCCAGCTTTCGAAGCTGCTTATTCACTTCCGAGTTACAAGGCAAAGCGGCAAAACTTCCGATATCCGGATAACGGTCAAGAATGCCCAATGCCCTGCTTTCAAACAGCAGATATAACGGCAGACGGATTTCCACCCCTGTCTTGACGGATTTGAAGTACAGCCACCGTTTGCCGTTTACTCTAATGAAATTCTCAGGTGTGAGCTGGCAGAAGTCAGAATAGCGCAATCCGGTATAACAGCAGAACAGGAAGGCATCGAGCACATGACGCATGGACTCCTCTTCCACCTTGACCGTTTCCAGCTTCTTCAGCTCGTCCGGGGTAAGAAACTCATGTCTGCCTTTCTCCTGTTTGATTTTGTACTTTCTGAACGGATAAGCATCTGCGTGCATATATCCCTGGTTGATTGCTTCATTGACCAAGGTACGGAGCTGTCTCATGTGCTTGGCTATCGTATTGACCGCATTGCCCTTTTCTCTTAAGTATTGCTCAAAATCACGAAGGAATGTATAGGTAAGATCCTTGAAGTCCAATCCGGAACGGAAATCATGCAGGACCGCCAGTGTCGAGTGCAGGTTGTCCTTGGTGGACTGCTTCTTGTCCGAATTGTCAATGGCTGATTTGGCGAAAGTGGAGAAGCTGATATTCACGGCACTTTTCTTCTTGACAGCATCCTTCAGCAGTGAGAGTGTGGCAGGTATTCCGCGCTTCCAATACCCCAATTCTATGCCTTGCAGATACAGGATGTATTCATAGAGCATTGCGTTGAGTTCGTTAGATTGGGGGTGGTTAATGACTTGTGCCCCCTCACGGCTCCAGCACTCCGGTTTGAGGTAAACATTGGTCTTCAGGTAGATTTTCCTTTGGTTCAAATAGGCTTCAACCTGTACAAGAGCCGTGCCCTGCCTGTTAAGTGTGTTCTGGCGGTTATATACAAGACGGTATCTGATTTTATCCATTTTTCCGCAAAGATGCATCCTCTGTTCCAAGCTGCAAAATTTAGCCAATAAAAAATACACCCCCACTTTCGCAAGTAAAGATGTATAATATCTATAAAAAAATGGTCTGTGAAAAAAACATTTGTAAAAAAGATGCCATTATTCATCACGAACGATAGCATCTAGACATTTTTATCAGCAAACTCTTTTAGTGATTTAGAATAATGTTTAATTCAATATAGATGCTACAAAGTTATATATAAATTTTGTTTTGCCCAAATTATTATGTAGTTGACGTACGGTATCAAAAAGGCAGGATTCGCCAATCCTGCCCAATTCCATACACAAATCTTTTTATTAATTAAAATACCTCACGGCATTCAAAAATTAATAAATGAAAAAACATTATTAATTGTCATAGCAAAGCTATAACAAATATTTAAAAAAGAATCATTATATGAAAAAAAGAACAGAATAAACGATATATAGACCAACAAACATTTAAAATAATATTGTAATACAAAAGTCATTGATACAAATCCTTCTGGAAGGACTGTTAGGGATAAATGATACGTGGTACAAAAGGAGATTTGGTGAAATTACTGATTTTAATGAAGCTAATAATACTGGATATATGTTTGTCGATAAAACCCAATCATTGGATAATAAACCCAATACATCAAGTAATTATGGATTCTTGGAAACGATTGCTATTAATGAGGTCACCATCAAGCAAACTTTTGTAGATTTTCAGAGCAGATTTTTTATTCGAATATGTAATAATGGAACTTGGACTGATTGGAAACAAATACAAACAACATAGTATTAAAAATAAGTCATATTTTAATGAGATAAAACGGATGGGTGCCGGTCCACACCCGTCCGCTCCTCATGTTACCAAAGAATTATAGTATTTCTATATCTTCAGCATCATCCAGATTCTCATCAACTATATTCATGGATAAAGACAGGTCAACCCCAGTAGTATCCAAAAACAAAGCACTTACACGAAATGAAGCTGTGTTTGTCTTGCTCCGAACGAAGAGATGATCATTTTTTCGTTTGAACTCTATTTCAGAAATCATACTACCGTTGACTTTCCTTATGATATAGGAGTTACCAGTCTTACTATTAATAAAGAACAGACCTGTAGAACCACCCCAATATACATACAATATCATACCGATATAGGCGTTAGATGAACTCGCTAGGCGAACGACACATACTTCTTGAACGGAGTCTTTATTGCAAACCAATATAGGAGAAAGAACGCCTTTTCTCAAGAGCCCTTTACTTCCTAAATTAGCAATCGGCATCAGTTCTTCCAGCACCATTGTGCGTGACTTGAAAAATGTTCAAAGGAAAAGGAAAAAAGTAAAGAAGTTTCCCGATAAAGGCTTAAGAACATCTGATTTTATAGACAACCGATAGATTCCATGAATCCTATTTGTTTTCTATTAATATTGTGACTCTTTAATTTCTTCGGATAATCGAAATATTGCTCCTGATTATTTTTTTCAATATGGATTGAATATGGAATAGTTTTCACTATCTTTGCAGTGTAACCAGGAGCTTGATGGCAATAAATATTGTCATCAGGCTCTTTTTTTATTGTCTATCTGTCGAATAATGGAATCCCCCGTCTGGCTTCACAGTCTGACGGGGGGAGGTTAAATCCAATCAATAATAGTTTTGAAAGAATCAGGTCAACAAAGTATTGACAAAGATAGTGAAATATGAATAGTAAGCAATATGGATATGGATTTATTTTGCATATATATAAATTCTCGGCGTTTTTTTCAGGAAAGATAGGGACAGTTGAGAAATAAAGGAAACAGGATGAATAATTTATCATATAATAATTAAACGGTGAATGTAATGGAGATAGATATTGCAAACATTATTAGTGCTGCCGGAACATTGCTGGCAGCTTATTTCGCCTATAATCAGTATACCAAAAACAAGTTGACTGATTTAAAAGTGGAATATTTTAAAAAAGAAGAGAAAAGAAGAAGTTACCACCGCAGCGAGAACTCCGCCAAGGTGTTCGGTGAGTTGTGGCGTGTACTTTATGAAACGAAAGCAGACAGGGTATATATCGTACAACCCCATCCCTTGGGGCATATAGCTTTTCTTTCGGTGCAGTTCGAGGTAAAACGAAAAGGTATAGCCGGAATGCGTGAAAGCATTCAATCACTTCCCATGAGTGAAGTGGCCGTTTTTGCAGAAAATCTCGCAAAGAATCTTTTCATGTTCTATTCAGATATTGATAATCAGGTTAAGGATAAAGTTGCCAAATCTCTATTATCAACAAATGGATGCAACAGCGTCGCTATTAAACGGCTTAATTCATCTCAAGATTGGGTTGGAAATATCTTTTGTGAGTTTACAGATGAAACGGATTTGAATGAAGATGAACTTCATAAAGTCTTGCATGAAGCAGCGGTTAACATACAATATATCCTGCCGGAATTCAAAGATAATAAAATCGAATAATTATAATAAATGAATAGTATGGCTGACGTAAGAAAACTTGCACCGTTTATTCTGAAATGGGAAGGCGGTTTTGTAAATGACCCTGACGATTTGGGAGGGGCTACCAATATGGGGGTGACTATCGGAACCTATGAGGCATATTGCCGAAAGAAAGGATATTCCAAGCCTACAGTTGAAAGATTGAAAAATCTCACAAAAGAGGAATGGACGGAAATCTTGAAAACCATGTACTGGGACAGATGGAAGGCTGATGAGATAAAATCGCAATCAGTTGCTGATATATTAGTTGATTGGGTCTGGGCATCCGGTGCGCACGGAATTAAGATTCCTCAACGCTTGCTTGGTGTTACGGTGGATGGCATTGTAGGTCCCAAGACCATTGCCGCAGTTAATTCCCGTAATCCGCGTGAACTGTTTGACCAGATCAAGATTGCACGGTTTGATTTTATCGAGGATATATGCCGGAAACGCCCAGCAAACAACAAGTTCAAACGGGGGTGGATGAACCGCATAAATAATATTTCTTATGTTGGCTAAGGTTATGAACTGGATAAGCCGGCACATATTGCTGGCTCCCTTCATGTGTCTGTTCCTGCTGTTTGCCTGTGGCAGCTCGCATAAGGCTATCAAATCCAACACAGAAGTAATCAGCAAGGATAGCGCCAGTGAATCTATCAACATCGTACACGGATCAAGTACCTCTTTGAGCGAACTTATTACCACTAATAGTAACTATGTGATTGATTTTCGTATCTATGATACCCGAAAACCGCCCGACAGCCTGACTGGGAAACCTCCGTTATTGGCAGACGGTCATGTGGAAGGTGATTTCAGCAAGAATAAAAGGAAGGAAACTGCAATCAAAGACAGTACGGAAGTGAAAGCTGACAAGGAAACCACTTCCAATACCCGTGAAGAAAACCGGTCAGAAACCATAAAAGAGAAAAAAGAATCCACGCTGCCTGAACAAATCGGTTTTGCCTGTGTTTGTGTAACCGTTTTGATTGTCGTTATGCTGATAGTAAAGCATTGGCACAACAGACAATCTTCATCATAAGACTTTAAATTTATAAATTGGACTGCCCCAGCTCGTGATGAGTCGGGGCTATTTTTGTTATCTTTGCCGGAACTAACATTAACTTATGTATTATGGCTGAAAAAAAAGAATCTTATTCCGAAGAGGAATTGAATGAAATGATCGTATGGTTCAACAACCATGCTGATGAACTTCCCAAAGAAATGCAGATTAACAAAGCGGCTTTCACTCCGGATTTGAAACTTACTGTTGAAAGTTGTATCATGCAGGCTAAGCAATGTCTGGGCAACTATAAGATGGCCGGGGCTTTCCGAATGCTCCAACAAATCAGAGAGAACCTTGAAAAGGCGGTCCAATAA